AATGCAAGAATGCATAATCATACGCAAGTGTCATTTCAATTGTTACGATGTCTTCTGTTGACCAATCATATGACCCCCAGTTACATGACTGAATAAATGCACCTTTAATTGTCCATTCTTCTACAACTTGACCTGCTGCACCTAATCCTTGTAATGTTATATCTTTTTTATAATCATCAGTATATCCATCTCTACCTGTTGCAGACTCATGGTGATCACGAATCCATTCCATTACAGCTTGAGCGCCAGATGGGACGATCGGATCATATAATGTTAATGTAATATTACTCCATGTGCTTTTACCTTTTACTTTTCTTTGCACATTGATAGTATCAATTACAACTTCTCCATTTTCCATTGATGGTTTAGATGAAGCTTTAACTATATATGACGGAATATTACCAACTGTTAATAAAAAACGGTTTTGGTGTTTAGGTTCCCATTGAAATAGTTGAGAATAAAAACTAGGATTTGAACTTTGATCTTGTATTGCACCAGGCCAAGCATCCCCTTTAAGTGCGCTAGTAGATTTACCAGCTCCTAAACCCGTAGATGCATCAAAAAATGAAGAAGATGTAAATGTAGATGGGTCTGCTGTATATTTAAATTTTGCCATTAATTGTCCTTTTTTATTATTTTAGATTTTTTTAATATAAATATATTTACATACAAAAAAGATTGGGCGTTGCCACCCAATCCTATATTAATATATTATTCAGGGAATGATGCTCCCGTTGGTTGAATATTAAAATCTAATAAAATAAATTCTGCAGTTCTAGTAGGTTGCAAAAATATTTGTCCGTATAATATATTTTGATCAATTAAATCTGGAGTATTATTTGAGTCATCCATTATAACTTTAAATGCATACAATCCTTGTTTTGCTGCTACGCNNATATCCAAGAAACGTTTTCTAGTTTCAAATGTATTTTGTTCGAATACTAAGAATCTTGTAGATGATGCAATGAACTTTTTAACTGAAATCATCAATCTTCTAACATTTACTGAACTTAATGCAGACTTACGAGATTGAAGTGTTTTTTGACCCCAAACAACAATTCCGTTTGCAGGAAAGTTTGCGATTGGGTTTACTCTGTTTTCATACAACTCACCGCGTGCTGCATTAGATAAATTTGTATATGTATCAGTTGCTAATGTCAATCCACCTCTAGTTAAACCTGCGGGTGCATACCACGGAGCTGCATTTACATCATTGAATGCTAATACGCCAGGCATTAATACTGATGGTGGTACCCAAGTTGGCAATCCGGTTGCTGGATTTTTAACTCTTAACCATGGCCAATATGCAGCTGTATAATTAGAATCTACATTTAATGCGTGTGTCTTAACATGAGATACACTTTTATCAATAGTACATAAATCCATTACATAAAATGTATCCATTCGTTCTTCAACTAATGTTCTAGCCGCAGAAGTTACTGCACCGTGTTCTTCATCTAAAATACCAGGAGTTAATAACATGTTAATATCGTAATAATCTGTATTTCCTAGTATAGCAAACGCTTTTTTATATGCAACGGTACCTGTCGCAGTTGTTGAACTACAATCAAATCCAAATGTATTTGCACTAGTAATATCAGATCCGGCAAATTTTGGTAAATTAGGACGAGCTCCATCAAAACCACCTTGCATCGGTACGATGAATTTACGTGCTGCTAATTCTACTTGCGATGCAAATGTTCCGCCCGTTAATGCAGTCTCTAATGATCCGGTATATGTTCCAACCACTGAAGCTTGCGATACATTCCCTAAATAAAAATCTGCATTACTAGCAGTAACAGATCCTGATGGAATTGGATTCAAATATACTAAGTTAGTAGTATTAGTAAAATCAAATCCATGATATGTCGATTTTGCAGTTTGTGTAGTTACATATGATGCTGAAGCAAAATTAACACTGCCAGATGCCATTGGTATTGGACTTGCTAATGCTCTAAATCCAAATGGTATTAAATCTTTTGAGTTGTTTATGTTTTTAACATTGTCATCAACTTCAACTCGTATATATTTTGATAAATTTGGATAATCACCATATTGAACTAAATCGCCGTCTGCAGACACTTGGTAATATTTATCGCCGATTACAGCTGCAATATACTTTGTAGATAATGGATTCAAGTTTACATTGAATTCTTCTAACACATCTGGAGATGAATCTGTTTCAGATGAATTATATGGCGAATTTGCGATATTCGCAGTATTTACGCGTCGTACGGACACTGTAAATGTTGGGTAACCATCTGGATCAGAAATTTCCGAACCTAGTTTAATGTCTTTAATTCCTACCTTAACTTCGTGGCTAGTTGATGTTCCATGAGATATAGTATGAAATCTAAATAAATTCTTTACAGTAGATCCAATTTTTTGTGATGTAATCCATGGGGTCGATGCTGTTTTATAATCATCTCGGAAATCATATGCACTATATACTGCTAATTTTATAGAAACATCTGCCGCATTAGCAAATGATGCATACGCATTTTTATCTTCATACTGAACATAAACTGGATAATCTTTTGACTTTGGTGATTGTCCAAATACTTTTGTTACATAATTATTTGCACTAGGGTTTATAGATGCAGATACTGCAGTTCCTTCTGTTGCATATAATGTGTATGTTGCTGGTGATGATTGTGCATCATATGAACCTGATAATTTTATAGAAAAACTTCCAGACTGATAATTGTTTATTACTGAGTCAGCAAATACGCCAGCAGCTAATGCAGTTGCATCGCCTTTTACTTGATTAACTGGATGTAAAATGTGTGTTACTTTTTCAACTTTAGATGCTCCAGATCCTGATGATGCAATTACTGCCATTACACCGTTTTGGTAGTTATAACCATCTTCGTATAATAATCTAGTAACAGTAATTACCGGTCCACCATTTTTTAGGTATTCGCTAACGACAAATGGTACGTATGAATCTGCAGTATATGAACCAAATATACGTTCATAATCGCTGAATGATGTAATAGCGGTTGGTACTAATGCAGGTCCTTTTAATGTAGGTCCTACAATTGCAGCACCAATTTGGGCAATTGCACCCGGTAAAAACGACTGATCGATCTCTTTCGTATAAACACCTGGTGCTATAATTCTTTCTGCCATGTAATAATCTCCTTAGTTTGTTTTTATTTATAAATATGTATATAAAAACGTAAAACTTAAATATTTATTCGGCAGATGTAAACGTACCGTCTACGATATTTATTTGCCCATCGCCATACTGATCTTTTAATTTTAAAATCAACTGTTCTTCCTGATTTCGTAACCCGTCGAATTGCGACATTTTGTCTGTAATTTGATTTTCGATGTTTTCTAATTGAGTAGTTAAAATGTTTTTATCAATTGTCAATAATCCCAATGTACTATACAAGTCATTGAATTTACCTCTCAATTCGTTAATTGCATCTAAATCTTCAACGTTTAATTTTCTTGTTTTTGATTTTGTTTCTACTGTTTCTGTTGCCATAACTTTCCTTATTTTATGTTTATATATTATATATGTATATAAATTTTATTTAATTTCCAACCTTTATATAATTGTATCCGATATCGATGTTACTGTTACCGTATATGTATTAACATCATTGTTTAAATTTGCATAAAACGTTTCAATTTTTTGTTGAGCCTCTGCTTCGTCGACTGCTTCAACTATTTTGCTTTGCGGATATGATGTAGTATACAAAACACTACCAGTAGTTTCATTTTCATACACTACATGTTCTTTCAATGTGTGTTGCACGTTTAAATCTAATATGTATAACATATATTTATCTTTCTTTATTGTGTTACTATATCTACTATATCAAATAAAAATACTAATTCTAAATCATTATAATAAAATTGCATCATTTCCTGGCTACAATCAGTTTGTACTTCATGTACTCGTACTCCATCCATATATCCCTTCGGAACTCGTATTGTGTTTGGATAATCTACTAGATATTCTGGTTTAAATACTAAATATTGTGTGGTAGGATCAAAACTTTTTTCCATAATAATCTCTAAAATA